CTTTTTCTGTATGGGCTTTATATTTAAGACCACCTTCACCTTCAGATAATTCTGATTTGAGGCGGCTTACATATTCAAACAAACGATTAATTTCTTGTACTTTCTTTCTAACTTCACGAACAGCTTGGTGGAATTGATCTGCTTTACCTCTGGTTTTAGTTTCGGTTTTAAACTTAGAGTAGCTTTCATTTAAAGCATCAGAAAACTCTGTTTTACCTGCTTCTGTCCATTTCCAGTTTGGAAATTTAGCTACTACATCATCAATAGTATTAACTTGTAATTTATTCCATCTATTTCCAGCAGCATCAATTACATTAATAGAGAATGCACCTGTTGCTGGTTCAAAATAAATGTTAGAATCAGTTTTTGTGTCTGTACCAATATGAATTTTATCTGATGCTTCTTTCATCATAGAGGCTCTTCTTTCGATTTCGCCTTTGTCCATATTAACATTCTTTTCAGGACCCCATTCACCTTGACCACGTAATTTAGCAATTGTTCTATCAATTTTATTTAGCATATCACCGTACTTATCAGCTATTGGACCACCTTCTGGTTCTGCTTCTTTTTCCATATCTCTTTCAATCTCAGCTCTTTTTTTAAGAAGCATCTTGATTGTAGAATTGATTGTATCTTGAACTCGATTTGGTTTTTGAGCTTGAGGTTTTGGAGCATCTTTTTTAGCTCTCATTGCCATTAGTACAGGATCGTTAGTGTCTATTTCTTTTACAAAATTATCTAACTCTTCAAACAATTGCTTGTAAATAAACCCACCTTTAGATGGACGGTTAGGTACAGATGGAGCATCTTTCCAACCCCATTTATCTTTCATGTATATTTTAGCTTTACCTGCTGCTAACTTAGGCTCAACATCTTTCACTTCTTTCTTAGTCTTCTTTTTAAAAGCCTTATTGGTAGCCATTTGTTCACCAGTACCAGGAGTAAAAGTTGCACCTCCAAAGTTGGTAGCAGATGTTTCTTGACGAAGTTTCTGTGTAGCGAACTGATTATTAAACTTTTTATCCACTATTAGCCTTTTTTAAGCTCGTCGATTAAATCGAAATATTGTAGAATTCCAGTTATAACCTCATCTTTTATAGATTGATTTTCTTTTATTGGCAATACAAATTTGATAACCTCTTCAAGTTTAATCTTGATAATGGCATCATTTGTAGTATTTTTTAGTTCAGTTAGCTCTGTCTTAATTTGATCGATTTGATTGTTAAGATAAAGCTTAAGGTTCTTTGTGTCTGAGATATTAGTGATATATTCTTTTAACACATCTTTTTGCCTTTCAGACATGCCTTGATACTTGTTGTTAAACTTCTCAACCAATATTTTGTAAGCTAGAAGACGAATTTCTTTGTCCTCTTTCATGAATTCTTCTACTATAGACTTTGGAGCCTTAGTGTCTCCAGCAGGTGTTTCTGTAAGATGCTCAAGAAGATTAATCTTATTTAAAATAAGCTGCTTTGTGTCAACAGACTGTGTATTCTGGCTCTCAAATATAGTGTAGATAGAAGCAAAAGGCTTATAATTATCTACTTTGGTCTTAAAGAAGTTGTCTAAATCGTAAGTCTTTTTGATCTCTTTGATCAAATTATATTTCAACTTGGCCACCTTTTGATGGTCTAGTTTATTATACTGCTCAATGATAGTTGAAATTAAAATCTCTGCTTTAGCCTCAGATAATTTAGGGCTAGCTGAAAACGTGCTATAAAGACTATACTCTTTTCCTAACTCCGTATTTGTAAAATACTTTTTCAGGATTTTAACCGCCTTTGAATCTTGATTGTTAAGTAGATCAGACGTCGTTTGTCTAACTAACAGTTCAAATAAAATACCGGTATTGCGATATTTGCTGTGTTTAATTGCCATAATTTTTTTACAAGTCGACTAATAATAAATATCAATACATTAATCTAAATCTCCTTTAATATTATCTTCACTTAAAAGATCTGACTCTTCAAATAGATTGACCTTTCTACCCTTTTTACTACTAAACATTTTATCTAGATATTGTTTGTTTTTAAGATATTCATTCATGGTAGATTCAAGAGCTAATGGATTACCTCCTTTATAGTTAGGCCTCATACTATTCTCACCAGTTTCAGCATCCTTTTTGTATGCTGCGGCTCCTAATGGATCACGTCCAAATGCTGATCCGTCGGTTGAGATAATAGAGGTTTGTGTTTTAGGGCGTCCTGGTCCAACTTGCTTCTCATCATAACCTTGTGGTACGTTTAATACAGAGTCTTCTTTACCTCCATACAAACTAGCTATCTGATGAGGAGTACCATATGCTTGGCCTGATTCTGCTGGATCATTACCCTCTTCTTGTATCTGTGCATATCTAAATTCACGCTTTTTGTCTTCTACAATCATATCTTCAAGCTCTGCATATTGATCTTCAGAGAAGTGGAATATCTTGTCATAGATGAAGTCTCTAGGTAACAAGGATCCTTCCATTGCCTGCTTAGCAAGATCAATCTTCTCTTTGAAAAGTGCTATCCTTTCTTGGTCATAGATAATAGATGGATTAGTAAGAGATAGCGTAAAGTTTGCTGCTGATTCATTTGTATATCCATGGGCATATAAATGTACTAGTGCTATTTTAGTTAATTCACTTACAATAATTCTTTGAAGTCTCTCAATAGTTCTAGCAAACCTGATGTCTTCAGCAGCAAGTGTTGCTTTACCTGTTAAGTCTTTTTCATAACCCATGAAAGCCTTAGGTATCTTGAGAGCTGCAAAAAGCTTCTCACGGAAGTAAGCAACGTCTTCAATACCATTGTATTCAAGGCCTTTTGCTGTGTCTATTTTAGTAGACGTATCATTACCTCTAATAGGGATAAAGAAGTCTTCTAGGAGATTTTGCTGGTTATACTTAAGGTTATAATTACCTGTATTAGGATCAATCAAAGGAGTCTTCTTCATCTTCTGAATCATCCTTTGCATATAGTTATCAACTTCACCTGGAGGGATGGCTCCTACATTCACATAGAAGATCCTACGTTCAGGAGCCCTAACGATACGGTGAATCAACATCGCATCTTCAATAAGTGTATACTGCTTAAATAGTTTACGCGCTGGCTCAAGGTATGATCTACCATAAGGAAGATAGTTAACATCACCAGTTAAACGGAAATGCGCCATCTCATAGTTATCAAACCAAATACCGGTATCATTATTTTGTTGGCGGCTATAACCACTAGATGAAGCTAGTGTAGCATTAGGATCATATTTAAACCTAACCTCTTGAGGGTTTTCTGGGTTGTAGCCTTCTTCTCTGATAATATTATAAGCTGAGAAAGGAATAACATTATAAACGCCGTAGTTTTCTGCGATCTCTAATTTGAGGTAGAAGTCTCCATACTTAGCCATATTCCTAACCCAAGACCAAAGATTAAATTCAATATTAAGTACAGAATAAAATAAGTTGTAGAGGAGTTTCTGAATATTCTCGTCAGAAGATCTAATTTGTAAAACTTCACCTTGTTCGTTTTTAAGTGTACATTCATCAGAAATAATATCAAGAGCAGAACAGCAAATAGCATCTGTGTCCATAGCATCATAGTCTGCATAGATTTGTACCCTTGCAGATTGATAGTTCTGTGATAAGTTTAAGTTAACACCATATGCTGTAGACGTAGTGTATACCTTATTGAATCTATCTACTAATGAATTAGTTTGAATTACACCAGACCTTTGGATAGTATCTGTGTCAACTACTTTTAACATGTCTCCGCCTTCATTACGAATAATTACATCCGTAGAAAATAAACGTCTTAATGTAGAAAATAGATTATTCTGTCTTTGTTGTTCTGCCATATTTTTATTTTATAAAAGCCAAGTTAAATCCTGATTAACCTCTCCTTGAGGTGTGTTATAATTCATCATCCAAGGGTTTTGATTATATTGATTGTTTGCGTTATAAGCTATGCTAGTATCTTGAGTTCTAGTAAAGCCATCCAATGCTGCGTAAGTTAAGTTCTCTGCGTTCTTTCTATATCTAAGACTAGTCTCTCTTAAATACATAGCGATAGCAAAAGACATAACTAAATCATCATTATAACTTTGCATAGCTTGAGCCTTACCATTCTTCCATATAAACACTCTTAACTCTTCTAAAAGCCTGATCGACTTTATATTGGCTATCTTATTCTCAATCACATCTCTCATCTTCTCAACAGCTAAAGGCCTAGTTTTTTCAGTTGTGCTAAAACCAGGAACAAGACCATCTGCCTTATTATACTTATCTACGTATTTAGTAAAGTCCATATTTTGATCCTGCTTATAGCTATAGTGAAGGTTATTATAGCCTCTTTCAACTATTGTCTGAACTACATCCCATCCAATGTTTGCATTTTCTGGGACTAGGAGTGCGTTGTTATATTCTGCTGCTGTACTTAGTAAAGTATTGGCATAGTCTCTAGTATCAACTTGGGCTTTATACTCTGCTACTTGGGTTATAGATTCTATATCAATAACATGAAATGCAGAATAGTCACTACCATCACCACGCGCAACGTCGGCCACAACAGCATAGTATTTCATAGGATCGGGATATTCCCATATCCACAATGCTTTATCTAAACCACGCCTTTCTATTGGCTCTGAAAGCATATTAGCTTCATACCAACTAAGAATGTCGGGTTCAATAACAGTATTACCTGATGTTGCAAAGTCACAATCACACTCTTGCGCAGCGTTTCTTTTTCCTAGTGTTTTATCTTGATCATCTCTCCAAACTTGATCTCTTTCAGGATGTACTGTCCAAGGAAGAGATATAGGCAAGAATTTATTCTTCTGCTCTTGGGCCGATATATATGTTTTGTGAAACCAGTTACCAACACCATTAGGAGTAGATAGCGCCACGCAACCACCACCAGTGGCCAATGTTTGTTGGGCAGCAGTAAAGATCGTTTCGATATTATCAATAAACGCTGCCTCATCTATTACCAACAATGACACAGCTTCAGAACGACCAGCATCTGCGGCAGCAGAAACTGCTTTTACTTGTGAACCATTAGCTAAGTCTAAGACTAAGTCTATTGTCTTCTGACGTTCCTATCTTTAACCAAGTCGGTAAGTTTTGATAAGCAAACCTAACTTTAGTTACCATGTTCTTGGCAGTGTCTTGCTTAGTTGCAATAACGAGAATGTTCTTATCTTTATTAAAGAGCATTAACCACAATGAGTAAGCAGATACTAGTGTAGATATACCTAACTGTCTTGACTTATTAATGATTGAGTAATCGTTCTTTTGAAATAGTCTAAGTACCTTTTCTTGAAATGGGTAAAGGTCGAACATTTGTCGACCTCTTTGAGGGTGCTGGATCATATAGTACTTCTTCATGAAGTATACTGGATCTGTTGCGCACTTTACAAACTCCTCCTTTATTCTTTCTTTTATATTCGGCTGTGTATCAGACATTTTATTTTATAATAAGACCTATTACGGCAGCTCCTAATACCACCTTTTGTATTCTATTCCACTTAAGCTTTCTATCTCTATTTTTTATATCTTGTTTTAATCCGTTAACTTGTACCTTATACAACTCTTCTTGTTGCACTTTTTTATCAATAATAGATACATAGTTAGTTTCCTTCTCTCTTAATTTAGCAATAACCTCAGCTCTATTCTTTAATGAAGAGTCCATAGTTACAATAACACTATCTTGTGTAGCAACTATTTTTTCATTCACTTCACCTTCTTTAAGATTTACTACAATAGCTTTACTTACTTCTAGTGGTAGGTGAGTTGTGTCTTCAGACTTTTTTGCATATTCACTACTATATTTAACGATAAAGAAACTGTCTACTTGAGTAGGAGTATACTTTAAAGCGTCTTTAGCATCCTTCAAATCACCTTTCAAATCACCAATCTTATCTTGAAGCTTTCCTGTTTTCTCTACCAAATATAAGTTATCTCCTTCTAAAACAGAAATAAAAGTTTCTAGTTTGAAATTATCTTCATGTAATGAATCAACTTGATACTGAAGTGAATCAATCTTAGCCTCAAATGGTTTAGTGTCAAACTTATCCGGGCTGTAGATAAACATGTACCAAACAGCTAATAGGGCTAAGAGTATAATTATGGCAATACTAATTGTCTTCTTCATCTGAGTCTAGTTTAGGGTTTTCAACTTGATCTATTTGTGTCTTTAATAACTTAAGTCTATCTGGCATATTGCCTACCTCTCTTTTATAAGAGGCAATATCTTTCAGTTTAAGATTACCATCAGGTCCTTTTTCTGTGTGTTTTGCAATGATAGCTTTTACTTTAGCTTGTAGATCAGCGTACTCTTTTTTCTTTTTGTCTATATTCCTAAAACTTGCTTCTGACGATTTTAGATCAGCTTTTGTAGGTTCAATTTCTTGGTCTTCTTCATCCTCTCTGATCCTAGAGATCAAGGTAAGATTGTTCTCGGTTAAATATTTCTCTAAGTTAAATGACATGGTCGTCTATTTACTTATAAATATTTATCAATCTATAAAATCTTCTTTAGTGGTAGACTTCCTAAAAGGTCTAGATAACTCCAACCATTTGTCATAATCATACTTTATACCGAATAAATAGTATTCGTCAGGTTTATTATGTCCTTTTGGATAAAGTATTGCAGGACCTGTTGGACAGTGGGGTTTAGTAATACCCTTGCTATCTTCGTAAATGTTAAGGATGGTTCCTTCTATAGTCTTGATAGTCCTATAGGTAGTATCTTTTTTTGCCATAAACTTAATTTGTGGTTAAATATAAGAAAAAAAGTTGAAATAAAAAAATTTATTTTGCTTTGTAGTCACACATAATGTGAGTAGGGTATAAACCGCCTTGTTTGTTTCTGATATTAACTTTAAAGTAGTACTTATCAGATTCAAATACAACGTCTACTCTTTTTCCTTTACCATCTATCCCTCCATAATATACTTGAGGCTCTGAGGTAATAGTAGAAGCTATTTTATTATATTTGTCACTAATCTTAAAGAATTGGTCTTCTCCTTTTCCTGCTTGAGCATAATAATATCCAGAACCAATACCTGAGCTAACTAGATTTTGAAGCTTAGCTATATCTGCTTTTATTTGTTTAGGTATAAATTTACCTGCTTTACCTTTCTCATAGTAATTAAATACAGCACAGAAAGATTTATTGTCTATACCAAGTGTCTTAAGTAGAGCTACACCATTAGCATTTTTGATCTCTCCTTTTTTGATCTCATCAGCTGGTAAAGTCTTTGCTACTCCTGAATTGAAGAATGTTAATGTACCTCCAAACTTAGCAGATATGTAATATTCTTGTCCTTCTTTTATAACTGTAATGTCTGTTAAAGTTTCAGCTACATTTTTACCGGAAAATGATACAGTAGGACCTGATGAACTAAAAGCTAAAGGTCTAGGTTTATTTGCACTACCATCTAAACGTACTGTAAAATTACCTTTTTTAAGACCCAACTCATTAGCTATTTTGCTAATTAACTGAGGATGGTTATACGATTCTATATTTTGTTTAGTAAGACCTTCTTTAGATAATTTTTCAAGATCTCCTGCTAAACTACCTTCAAAACCAAGTCCTTTAGACTTAACACCACGACCGCCTCTAGAACCTTCACCAAACTTAATGTTTAGTCCATTCCATTTAATCTTACCAGTTTTGTTAATGTCTTGTCCTGTTACTTTTTTAATAGCGTCAAGAGCCTTTTTATCTGTTTGAAACTTTCTTGTTATATTAACAAAATTAGGTTTAGTAGGATCTAAAGAGATAGGGTCTTCAATATCTGAAACTGTTCTAAGCGCTTTATAGAGGGCTTTAATATTAGGATCAGTTATTTCCTTTTCAGATTTAGGAAACTCTGTATATGCTTCGCTTCTAAGAATGCTTTCTAATATCCTGTATTCTGCTAACTGCTCTTCACCTTCTTCTGCTCCTGTTTCTGATGGTGGTGTTGGTCCTGCTTCTTCTGCTGGTCCTTCTGAATCTCTGGTGGCTTGCTCGGCTCCTTCTGGACCTTTTGTCTTTAAAGGATTGCCATTCCTCAACAACCTTGAAATAGCAACCATGCACCTTTCTTTTTCTCCTATTGACATTAAGTAATACTTCTTACCTTGCACTGTAGCTTCATAAGCTTTTCCCATAAACTGTAAGAAAAAGTATTCACCGTTGTGAAGTACAATCTTAAATGTAGTTGGTTTAGGAGCTACTACATATATACCTGTGATGTACTCTTCAAATGAAGGAGTCATAAGATACTCAAGAGTGTTCTTAAGCCCTGCATATTTTCTCAATATAAACTGCATAGGATCGTCCTCGAACGTAGATTGTTCAGGCTCCATCCTATCTAACTCTTGTAAGAGTATAGTCTTTAATATGTCATGATTACTCACTGGCATTGTTTATTTTGCTTTTTTAGCTTGACCTTTCCAGAATGCAGCACCGGCTACAGCTTCAGGATTGTCTGCGCCACTTTTTTTAGCAGCCTTAACGATCTTTTCAAACCCTTTACCTTTCTTTCCCATGTCTTTACCAGACTTGGCTTTTTTTACGATAGCTGATTTTTGCTTCTTAGAAAGACCTGCTGATGGTTTCTTTTTAGCTTCAAGAAGATCTTCCATCATAGATTGAAGAGTCATATCTAAGTCTTCTGCATCACCTGCTGGCACTTCAACTGTTCCATCTGGAAGTTCATCCATATCTTGTTCTCCTCCATTATATTCATGGTAGTTATCTGCAGCTTGGCTAATGTAATTAGCGGCATTAGTGATATGATCTTGGATCCAAGCTGGAATATCTTTCTCTTGATCTCCCATTTTAGCCTTGAGCTCCATAGCAGCCTGTATAATAGATTCTAAACTATTGTTTGCCATAGAAACCTCATGATCTTCGCCTTCTTCCATATCTACAATAGGACCAAGACCTGGAATAGATGGTTTTCCTGAATAGTCAGTTGGAGGATTAGTCGTATTAACTTCTTTCTTCATACCTTTCTTAGCACGAAGTGCCTTGAAGTCAGCCGCCGTAATTTTATCTTTAGGTTCAGCTGCTTGAGCGATTTTCTCTTGGTTTCCAGGAAGGTCTTTTTCGTTTAACTCTTTCATCAAAAGAGCTTTGAAGAATGAAATGCTGTTCATTTTATTTTTTCTTTTTAGATTTACTTGCCCTCTTCCATAACGCTTTATCTACTTTTCTTGCTCCACCTTTACCTGTTACAAATGAATTAACTCTGCCCATTGCCCATTGATGTTGACCAACTCCAGGACGGTGTCCTGTTTTCCAAGCTGCTAAACCTTTAGCATAGACACTTTTGAGTATAGACTTAGATATGCCAGTAGACTTTGCCTTGTTTGCTAAGGCTTTTTCTACTTCAGCGTCATACTCAAGAATAAGTATCTGCTTTAATATATCTAATTTATTTATCATTTCTTTTTCTTTTTATCTAGTTTCTTTTTAACTATCTCACGAGTTCTATCCATCTTCCTTGCATAAGCAGGGTCATCTTTACGATTAAAGTTAGCTTGTTGGTTCAATGAGCCTGTTATCTTACTCATACTACCTTTTCTTGTTCTAATCAACCACTTTGCTAACTTCTCTGCAGGCAACTCTTTAAACTTACCTTTGGCATCTGGTGCTTTAGAATGGTGAAACTTCAACCTCTCTTCGTATAACTGCTGTAGTAACTCGTGTAGCTTCATCACTTTTCTTTTTTGCCGAACCTTTTTTCATATGCTGATGTTGCTGCGCTCTTCTTAGTCTTATACTTCTTAGTCTTATCCTTATCAGAATAATCTGCATCCCACTTACCATAAGCAGAAGGATCATCAGACTTTAACTTCTTTACTCTATCGATCTCTTTTTTCATCGCTGCCGCATCTTTAGTAAGATACGCAGGATTAACTTTACCTTTCTTTTTTGCTTCACTTACTCTAACACAGTTAGGAACCATTCTGTTTCCTTTCTTTTTCATGCCTTGCTTTTTATACCCATCCCAGCAAGCTTCTTCAAGAGGCCTTAAATCTAATCCTTTTTCGATGTCAATTACATCTTCATAATCAAGATGCAGTAAATCGTCTTCTAATTTAGCTTGGTCTGTATGACCCATTCCAGAAACAAATTGTGCTATTTTCTTTTTTGTAAAATCGTCCGCATCTAAAAAAGCCTTTAATATTGTTTGATAATGGATGTCTCTACTCGACATCTCAGACACTACTTCACTCAATATGTTTTTAAGCTTGATCATTTGTTCCTGATTATTAATTCACCTAATACTTCTAACCTACCAACTTCTCTCTGAAACTCTGTTTGAGTCATATCAAGAGATATGCTCTTGTATGTTTTATCGTATTCTTTTTTAGCCTCTTCTATATTAAAGTCACCTTGTTTAGCTTTCTTATAATAAGGCATCTTAACTATAAAGTGATTATAAGTAAGCATAGAAAGGCCACCCTTTTCTTTTGCATTGTTTGCAATCTTCTCTGCACCCTTCATTCTGGTTTCTGCAAACTCTATGAAAGACTCTTTGATCTCCTTTAAAATGTCTAGAAGCTTTGTCATATGAATATAAATATCTTAGTTTCCACTTTGATTTATATCATAATAATAAGAGTCAGAATCCTCAGATACCCACCTGTCTGAAACAGATTCTACATTTAATAGTTCTGTGTCTACTTTAATCATTTTAGGGTCTACTGGAAAGTCTTTAGTTATCCAATTAGAATCTTTCCAGTATATTCTATTATTAGGCATGCAAAGTAAATAGCCATCATCAGATACTAAAATATGACCACATTTGTAGTCCGAGGGTTCATTTGAATATGTATTATTCTGCCAATCTATTGTCATTAAATATGTTGCCCAGACAGTAGTTTTATCTCTAAGTATAACTTTACATCTCTCGTCTCTCAAAAAGTCGTACTTAATAACAGCAGCATCTGATCCAAAACAATCCCAAAGCTGTTTAAAATAGTAAGGTATATCTTTTGTTGGAGGTGTTATGTATATTTCAGACAGAGGAACTCTAGATCTAAGCATTCCATAATCTGTCATTACATGAAAGGTTAGTATCTTAGAATCTACTGACTGTACTCCGAAAGCATAACAATTATGAAATGTATTATTATCTTTAGGATTTTTAGTAAAGTAAGATTGCTTTACAAGGCATTTAAATCCTTCTATATTATAATTTAGCATATTATATTTACCACTTTCTACAAGACCAATATCTGGCTTTCCATCTTGGTCCTGGATTAGTGTCGCAATGGTGCCTAGCTCTAAAACTCTTCCTACGAGCAGGAATGTTCTTTTTTATCTTCATATTAGGGTCACCAAAGTTAACCTTAACAACGTTTCCCTTGTCATTCTTTACGTAAACCTTGAACTTCTTAACATCACCTCTCATAGGTTTACCTAGAGGTACTTTACGACCTTTATATTCTGCTTCTTGTAAAGAGTTAGCATGCTCTTTTATATATTGGGCCAAACATTGAGGGCAGAATTCTCCTTCATTTAACTCTTCTAAACCAGCCTTAGCTAGTTTGTCATAGTATTTAGGATCCTCTTTAATATGATCCATAGCTATCTTTAAAGCCAATTTAGGATCATCAGTATGTTCCATCTCGACTTCTATGCCTTTCTTTATTTGTTTAAGTAAGGCCTTATCCATTATTGTAAGAATTTAAGCTTATACTTAGTAGACTCTATAAGTTTAACTACGTTGTCAATCTCATTCTGGATATACGAATCTTGTGGAACTTTGGTCCTAATTGCCTCTACAAATTTAGAAAGTCCTTCAAAATACATAAGAGCATTACTGTCTTCTTTTATAGTGCCTTCCATTCTGTATCCTCTTAAGATACCATAGCGTCCTTGATAAGACTCAACTAGACCGTCAACCAAATCTATAATCTCTTCATAATACTCTTGCAAAGCTTTATGAGCAGCAAAAGATCCTTGACCTTCTGTTTGAAGGTGGTAGATATGAGCCTGATTACGACTTTGCATCAATGTACCAATGAATAAAGCGTATGGGTCCATTATTTTTCTTTTTTGTCTTCTTTCTTATCTTCTACTTTCTCAACGTTCTTTTTGCTTTTCTCTATCTTTTCCATCTTAGACATAAGATCATCAATCTGAGCAGCGATCTTAGCAATATGTTCTTTATGTTTAGAAGCACTTTTAGGATCTTCTTTAGCCATATCAATATGCTCTTTACGCTTCTTCTCAAGTTGGTCGATAGCTTTTTTCAACTTATCACCTACTTTTCCTTTCTTCTCTTCAAGTTGGAAAGCTTCATCCATGCAAGATTTATATGCTTCAGCAGCAATTTGTTGTGCATCTTCTGCGGTTGCATACACCGAATGCACATCTTCCATACCGATGTTCAAAGGTTGAATTCCTTCTAGTGGATTAAATTCCATTACAAGATCAGCCTCTTTCATATCAGCATGAGGCTTACGAACCACATACATAGAGGCTATTTCTTTCTTTACTTTCTTAGGAAGGCCTTTATGCTTAGTTGCAGCAAATGCTGTTACATCTTTAGGATCCATTGATTTAGCCATAGATTGAGCTGATTTTGAAGCTTCACCTGGCTTAACTGTACCTTTTTGAAGAGCGTGAACAAGCCCCATCAATTTTTGCTGCTGTTTAGATTTTGCTGGCATATACTCTAACGATTTACTAATAAATATCAAACTTTTTCCATTCCTTGATTCTGTCTTTTAGCTCTTTATAAATGACAGTCTTATCTCCACCAGACCAGTTTTCTATATCACCTTGTTCAGAAACATAAGTATCCTTCTCTTCAAGCCAGGATTCAAGAGCTCTTTCAAAGTCTTCTAGGCTGGCATTCTTGTTAGAGTTTAGAATATTTTTCTGGTATTCGTCGAACTTACCTTCGATTTTAAGTTTAGCCTCCATATCAACAACACAGTCTAAACACATTTTATGTATAGAATACATCTTCTTATTGAGCTCATCAGACTTCATAGGCTTTTTGCAACATGGACAAGTAAGTGGAAGACTAATCAAATGTTTAAACTTGTCTAGCTTTGTAATAGATTGTTTGATACCGTTTTTAATGGTCCATTTCTTTCCGTCTTCTTCCCAAGTATCTCCTTCTTTATGTTCTTGATTTTGTTTTTCGTATCCTGCTTGGATTTGAGTTCTATCACCAGTTTTACCAGTGATAATGTTTCTCATCCTTTGAACATCATTTTTCTTGAACTCTTTCTTTAACGTAGACTGTTTTGGTACCATAACTACTTTATTCTAAATTTACTTAATATATCTTTAGTTTTATCTATATCTTTATGCATGATTGCAATACCGCCTAATGCTTTCCAAGGAGCTAAGTTTGGCCAATAGTCGTCTATTAACATAGAGTTTTTTGGATCTGCTGTCATCATGGAATGCTTATCTCCTGTCTGAGCAAATAATATCTTCTTAGGCTGAGGATTTAGATTGTTCTTTATCCACTCCTGCTTTCCTTCTTTAGCGTATTTAAATTTACTAGGGCTAGTTAATATGTACGGCTTATATTTACCTATGATAGACCATAGTTCTTGGCCACCAGGCATCCATTTCATTTTGCTCCAAAATTCAATACCGGCTTCATTTACGGCGTCTTCAAATGCCTTTGCTCCTTTTTCTCCATAATATTCTCTAGGCATAACACCATAAAAGTGCTCAAACCTTTCATCAAAGTCACATAATACTCCGTCCATATCACAATAGATTTGTAGGCCTCTATTGTTGTCTACTTCGTAAATCTGTTTAAGAGTAGGAAGTAGATGCTCATAGATCATATCATTGTTTTTACCAAAGTCTCGCATCATGATACCAGCTAGAGAATTAGCCTGATTTTCTATATGTGAACCAGTCTTACCAGAATCTGGTTTTATCATATTGAGCTCTCTCTGTCTATGATGAACTAGCTCGTGACCTAATGTTCTAAGTATATCAGCCAAATTACGATTACCTATGTATACTTCTAGATTACCAGATTCTGGGTTGTACTCTCCGAAGCTTCTTCTATCTACAGCCCAATCACGGTCGTTTGTAAACCCTATTTGTGGTAGTTTATTTATATCTAGTTTTAATTTACAAAACTGTATAAACTCTTCTATTATATTATTTCTTTGTTTGAGTGTCATTTTAATATTTTCAATAGTCTACCAAATATATCTTTTGCCGCTCCTTTATTGTAAGCAGAATCAGGTATAAATTTAGCAAACTCCTCAAAGTTACCTGTTTTAATAGCTGCTCTCATTTGAGTGGCACTAATTCTACCAAACTGATTTGGTATTACTTCTTTTCTAACTCTGTTAGGGAACCTTTTTTGTATTGAATCAAAGTATCCTATGCCTTCAACTTCTTCAGCTCCGCCTGCAACGTAGATTGGGTCAACATCTGGGTTATCTGCCATAAAAGTAAAAATGTCTTTTATAGGAGTTGATTCTTTAGATATACTAACTGATATTTTAGGATTAGGCTCTGCTTTAAGATACTCTTGCCATATGTAAAGAGAGTCTTCAGGAGTGATACCATATTTAGTTACATTAGATATAATAACATAAACCTTATTGATATAAGGCTTGGATGCTAAATACTTTGCTGCTTCAAAATGGCCTTTGTGAGGTGGCTTAAACTTACCAGGATAAAAACAAGGACCAACATCTGAAGACGCTTCTTTTAATAAGTCTTCTACTACTTGCCTACCTATTTTTTTTGCGTCTATCATGATTTAATAAATGATTTTGCTTTGCTAATAACACTAGAAATGTCTTGTGATTTTAGTTGCGAAACCTGCTTCTCTATATCTCCAAACTGATCAGATAATATATCGATTTGCTTATCTACTAAAGCTTTAGACTTGGCTATCTCTTCAGGAGTCTTTTGCTTGGTAGGATCCTTTTTAAAAGTGGACTTAAACTGTCCTGATGATAAAAGCTGCTCAAAGAACTCTTTTAACTTTCCAGACTTATAGGCATTTTCAAATTCACCTACCATCTTTATTTCTTCATCAGAACCGCCCGTTTGTACCAAATAGAATTGATCTCCAAACATTTTCTTATATGTCTCAATATTCTTGTATACATTGTTCCAACTAGAAAGAACTCCTACTGTTGGCACCTTTCTCTCTCTTTTAAAGTTGCGAAGGAAGCTAACAATAGGATTAGTATATACCATGACCATCATTACATCATAGCCATTATTTTTGATACCAGATATCCTGTCAACATTAGTTGCGGTAGTATCGTACAAGAAGTTATCTCCTGATTTTATGGCATTAGGAAGGTCTTGCTTATCAATCTGGACAGATGCCTTTGCCAGATTATTATACATAGGACTATCTTTGTCCTCTACATATTTATCTGCATTAAGTTCTACCCAGTCATATTTTTGTAGGTCTGGTTTGATCTGTCTAACAAAAGTAGATTTGCCGGCACCGGCACCTCCGGCCATTATAATAGCCTTTTTGCCGGATTTGGCTTCCAATAATAAGTCTAGTAGCTTTATCATACTACTAATAAATATTAATTACCAAGTTTAACAGTATTAGGAAGAGTAAGCAGTTCTATATCAGTTTCCGGATGCATGATCTTGTATGTCTCGTATGTGTGTATAAACATATCAAAGTACTCGTCTACGGTTTTCTTGCCTTCAATTATTTCCCAACCGGCTCCTTGCATTTTTTTGCCACTCTTGTCCGGTCCTCGTTTTGTAGATTTAAGCCATATGATACCGTTATGATCCACTTTTTGGAGGTATTTTTCTTCATAGGCTTTAGTATAGGCTGACATTTGTAAGTAGTAGCTTTCATGAACTGAGTTTGATGTTTTTATATCTAATAGCCACTTCTCTCCATTTATATCAACTAAAAGGTCTAAGGTTCCAGAGTACTTATGAGTATCAGAATACATAAACTCTTCCGATAAAAGAAGCGTAGGTTTATAAGTGGTCCAAAAATCTGTAAAGCCAAGAATCATCTTCCATACGTGAGTATGATAGTTTACCTTGCCATCTGATTCAATCCATCTGATCTCTTCGCCTCGTAAGAATTTTTCAATTGCTGTATGGACTTGAGTTCCCTCATCACCAGCGCGGCGCATAACAATATCAGCATTGTGCCCCATATCTTTAAGCCAAGTTTCAAAGAAGTATCCTTTAGGGAAATAGCTAAGGATAGTAGTGACTGACGGGTAAAAAACCCCTGGAGATCTTTGATAGAATCTTGAATCATGTAATGTGATTTGTCTTAGTTCAGGATCTGTTTCTACAATTCTTTTTAAGAACTTATCTCTATGGATGTTCTTATTTTGCTCGATCATATTAGTTGTATTTTTTTGAGAAGTAGATCACTAAATGATAGTGGCTTCGCATGATGTAGTAACTTAGTCATGTTTTCAAAACCAAGTTCAGAAGGATCTTTCCCTTCTAGTTCAATTAAATATACTTCCTTCCCATGATTAAGAAGGTTTTGTGAATAATCTAATGCTTCTTTCAAAGCATCTTTGTCTAATGCCAAATATATAGTTTTTACTTCAGATTCTACTAATTTTAACATGAGTGACTTAGGAATAGTCTTACCAAATAAAGGTACAGCATTTCTACGAATAGCGATTGCATCAAATATGCCTTCACATAATATTATAGGAACAGACCAATTAACAAAGTACTCTAGACCAATAAGTTCTGTTTTATTGCAACTAGGTGCATCGTACTTACGAGATGGATCTGGTTCAAATGATCTAGCTATAAAATAGTTGACATTACCGTCTTTATCATATGATGGAACTATAATTCTGTTTCTATACCTTCCTGCTTTACAATAACCTATATTGTATTTCTGTATCTCTTGAATAGATATGTTTCTTTTTTTTAAATATGCAAGAGCATGTCTACATTCAAGTGATTTGTCTGGATTAAATAAAGAAATAAACTCTTCTGGTAGTGTTACTTTATTTGGTTTAACGGAATCAATCTTAGTATTATCTCCTTGAAAGTAATTCTTCATCTCAAGTATCTTCTCTGTAGGAGCGTCTACTTTCTTTAAGAGTGATACTGGTGTTTTACCTTTAGTGGCAGGATGACAGGTCCAACAATTATATTGGCCAGACTTTATATTAACTATGAGTTTAGGATTATGGTGCTTACATACTGGACAATAAAAGGCGTAGTCCATAGTTGTTTTAGAACCTTTGCCTTTTCCAAGTACTGTTTCCAATAAACCTAAAACGAGCATTTCTTGTTCCATCATTCTAATATAAGACAAAAAAACGACATAAAAAAATATTTATTAAAAAAGATTTTTTTGTTTCAGAGAATTGTTGTATATTTGATTTGAATTATCAAGTGACTGAGGTGACATTCAGTTCTGGTATTACAACCGTAGCACACAGTAATGCTAAAGCATCTGGAACATGTTAATCAATGGATGTTGGTATTTGTTGCTGATGGTACTGCTAGAACGGTTTCGTGGCCGTCAACATATAAATGGCCAGGAGGTGTTGCACCTACAATAACTTCAACAAATACTAAACGTGATAATCTTTCAGTTTATTAGTTATGATGGTGCAAGTACATCAACTG